TCCCAACATAACCGAGCTTCCTTCTGATTTCTCAATGTCCGCAACACCCCTGAATCGTAGTGCGAAGTCTTGCAACTCCAGCACTCCAACCGCTTCCGCATTTGGGCATCTGTAAGCCATCTGCCTAAAGCTAAGATTGGAACCATAGGCTCCGTATAAATAGGGTCTAAATTTTTTCATTAGTTTAACTCCTCATCTCTTTCTTGCATCCAGTTTTGGACATCTTGTGTAATGCCATCAAACAATCCTGTGTCTGTGGTTTGCGCTTCTGCCATCCAGCCTAGCTCTCGCAATTTACGCTCAATCTTATTTCTGCTAAAAGCGTTGTGATCGTTAGGGCCATCGTACATTGCTTCCATTTCAGTGTAGTTAAAAATTGCAAAATCATCAGTTGGTCTGTGAATCCAGCGAAATCCTCTGCCTCTCATCCACTCAACTGTTACTTTATTTTCATCAGCTATCTTTCTAACCGCATCATAAGCAACGCTCTTACGAGCTTTGATCTGCTTGGGAGCGCTGTTACCATTGCGCTGAAGCCTGATGCTAGTCTCAACAAACTGCATCAAGAAAGTGAGCCACTTTGAAATCTTGGTAAAATCAGTGGTTCCGCTATGCTGACGAAATTCAATACTGCCTCGGTCAGCCACATTGGTAAGGTTAATCTTGTAGTATCTACCAATCGCATAAGCGAGGTCTCTCTTCTCTCTGGTGGTGCGGCCATCTTGGATTGCTCCGTTACCGGCTGTATCAATGGCTCTCTTAATTGAATCAACAGAACCAGTTATTGAGTTAGCCCATCGGCTATTGCCTCTGCGAGACCGTGGCATAATGTTATCAATGGAATCCTCAAAACTAGCGTACCTCTCAAAGACCCTACCAATCTCGCCAATGGTCATATCGCGTGAATCCAAGTGAACGTGTAATCCGCAACTTCTATTAACGTGCAAACCTTGGACACTATTGAGAGCTTCGGTAACTTTCTTCAAAGCCTCAAGTCCAGCTTCACCCTGTAAGATGGGGCTTACAACTTCACCGCACCCATCTCTGTGAGAGAGGCTGGCATCTGTAACCACTTTCCAGTGGTCGCGGGTAATGTGGTTGTAGCTTTCTACAGCACAATCAATTCCTGCATCTCGTATTGCTTGGGCAACCTGCCCGTTTCTAGCTCCAACAAACTCAATCTCTATACCGAAACCTCTGTTTGAAATTGCCATTTTTTTGTTTCTCCTCTGAGAAATTAATGTTTAGGTTTATTTACGAGCAGGATTAGTATAACAACCTCAGTTATTATTACAACTATTATTTAGGGTAAATGCCCCAAAACATGAAATAAATTTGCCGAAACGGGCTTTTTTTGACAGACTTGCATCATTAGGAGATAAAAATGACTCTCAAGCAGCAGATAAGATTAGTGTCCACTGACAGCCTCATTCCTTACGACAGAAATCCGAGGATTCACCCAGATAGCCAGATAGAGCAGCTTAAAAACAGCATCCGACAATGGGGATGGACAATTCCAATCTTGATAGATGAAAACGACCAAGTTATCGCTGGTCACGGAAGATTGTTTGCCGCGCAAGGTCTGGAGATGGAATCCGTACCTTGTATTACTGCGGAAGGCTGGAGTGATGAACAAAAGAAAGCCTATGTCATTGCTGATAACAAACTGGCAGAAGGAGGTGAATGGGATTCAGGTCTGTACTTTTCGGAATTAAAAGCAATTAATGAAAAAGGGTTTAATCTGGAGCTGGTTGGCTTTGATTCCAGCATCTCTCTTGATTTTGAGCCAAACCTTGACCCCTCTACATCATTTGCAGATGTAAGTGAGAGCGATATTGGAGATGCAAAATCTTCTATGTCCGACAACATGGATAAGCTAACAGGAGATAGATCGGCAAAAGGGACTAATGTTATGTGTCCGTTTTGTGCTGAATCTTTTACTTTTGATGGAATATGAAAACGCCGGATTATAAAGCACCGTTTTAATTCATGGGGTTGATGTGAAATACATAATGAGAACCTGTGCTGGTAGGGAAAATTACGCAGAGTATTTGCACTATAAACTACCAGAGCTGATTGAATTAAAGGATGAGAGCTTTGACCCGATGAAAAATTTTATGAATGCGCTAGAGGTTGCTGAAGATGATGAAGCAATCCATCTTGAGGACGATGCTATTTTGGCTAACGACTTTCAGGCGAAGGCCGGAAAAGTCATTGATGCAAATCCCAATATGGTCATTCAGTTTTTCTCTATGAGGAAGGCTGATTTAACTGTAGGCACAAGGATTGAAAATGGCTCAACTTTTCTTGCCGCACTTTGTTTTTACCTTCCCCCGAAAATGAGCAGAGGCTTGAGGTCATACTTTCCTAACTGGGAAAGGCGGGATGAGCATCCTACAGGGTTAGATTTAACTATTGCTGATTATCTTAAAAAGACCAAGCAAAAGTATCTGATACATTGCCCTAATTTAGCCGATCACAGGGTTGGTAAATCAAAAATAGACAGTAGACGCTCATCAAAGAGAGTCAGCCTTACATTTGAACATCCAGCGTGAAAACCCAGCGTAACAAGACCCTTTATCATTCTGCTCTTAAAAAAGGCTCAATTACTTATGGCAATGTAAATGAGACTTTAAGGGCTGACCATCCGAAAGGGGTGATGATAAAGAATGATATTATTGCTGATGGCCTGCCTTTGGAGTTTGAGGAATGTGATGTTCTTTACGCTGAGCCGCCTTGGCCTCATGGATTTAAGGTTTTCAATGAAAGAGCCGGAGTTACAGGTATATCCTATAGCGACTTAGCTGATGCAATAGCCAAAATAATACTGCAAAGCAAGATTCCTGTTTATCTTCTTATGTGGAAACCGCTGTTAAACAAACTCCCTGCCCCTCAAGAATTGCACGAAACAGTATTACATGGGGGAGATGCGTTGGTAGGCATATGGAATGATAGTTATCTTGGCTCATGCGAATCGGCAAATGTGATATGTCAAACACTGGGGACTAAGTATAAATGTTTCGGTGATTTTACTTGTGGATATGGTGCTTGTGTAGCTGATTTTATGGATGGGGGTGGTAAGCGTTTTGTTGCATCTGATTATGACGGAAAGTGCATTACGGTTATGTCGGCAAGAATGAAAAAAATTATATGAAAATATTCTTAAAACAGAATGTCTGGGATGCTGCTTACGAAAGAATATCCTATCTTTTCAAGGAGTTTGACGAGGTAGTAGTGGCGTTTAGCGGAGGCAAGGACAGCACTGTAACGCTTGAGATGGCGCTGTTGGTCGCTGAGGAGCAAGGGAAACTACCTCTGAAGGTGATGTGGATTGACCAAGAGGCCGAATGGCAAGCGGTTGCATCTTACACAAAAAAGGTAATGTACCGAGATACTGTAATCCCTCACTGGCTGCAAGTCCCAATAAAGCTCTTTAACGCAACTACGATGGATTATCCTTGGCTGAATTGCTGGGCAGAAGATGAAAAATGGATGCGAGAAAAAGACCCTGTCAGCATCAAGACCAATGATTACGGTACGGATAGATTTTTTAATATGTTTCCCGCTTACCTTAAAAAGCACTACAGCGGCAAATCAGTGGCGTTGCTGGGAGGGGTGAGAGCCGAAGAAAGCCCAAGACGGCGAGCAGGGATGACTCTTGACGCGACCTACAAGGATATAACTTGGGGCAAAATCTACGATAGAGACGAGGGGCATTATGTTTTCTATCCTTTCTATGATTGGAGCTACACCGATATATGGAAAGCAATCCACGATAACAAGTGGGATTACTGTCCTATCTATGACGAGTTTTATCGGTATGGCATAGCGCCCTACAAAATGCGGGTATCAAATCTTCATCATGAAACGGCGGTTGACCAGTTGTTTTATCTGCACGAACTGGAGGGGAAAACTTGGGATGCGCTTACTCAGAGATTAAAAGGCATAAATCAAGCAAAGCATATGGAGAAATCCGATATGTTCAGGGCTGATGAGTTGCCGTTTATGTTTAACGATTGGCGAGAATACAGGGATCATTTGCTTGAAAACCTTATAAGAGATAAGGGGTTTAGGAAGAAGATAGAAAAGAAACACAAATTGATGGACTTAAAATTCAGTGGCATGGACAGAATAGAAGAGATGTATAAGGCTCAAATTTTAGGGATTCTTGCTAATGACTTTGAGTTCACCAAAATAAAAAATTTTGAGGGCAGACCTGAAGCCGTCAATTTTCATAAATTCAAGCGCGGATTAGATGTTAACTGGAACAGGCCGGAAAAAGATTTACGGTTTATCAAGCCAGAACAGAGAGGGAAGTGAGTGAGCATTAAAGATCATCCAGTAAGTGATGTCATGTGGGTTCCTGTGGATATGGTGGAACCTAATGACTATAACCCTAACTCAATCGCTGGGACGGAAATGAAATTGCTCTACACAAGCATTAAGCATGACGGGTATACGCAGCCGGTAGTCACTATTTGGGATGAAGAAAAACAGAAGTACGTTATCGTGGACGGCTTTCATCGTTACTTTATTGCATTGAATAACAAGGACATAAGGGAAAGCACAGAGAACAATGTCCCTATAGTGGTTATTAAGAAAGATGTGAACGAAAGAATGGCCTCAACTATTAGGCACAATCGGGCTAGGGGGAAACACTCTATAGGAGGAATGTCTAGCATGGTGTTCAGTATGTTAGATAACGGATGGAAGGATGCAGAAATATGTAATCACCTCGGTATGGAACCTGATGAATTGCTAAGGCTCAAGCATATTACCGGCTTTTCAAAGTTGTTTGCTGATACCGAATACAACAAGGCTTGGGTTTCCAAACATCAGATAAGGTTAAAAAAGGCTCAAAAAGGCGACGGAGAGCATCCTAATAGAAGTCCGGCAGTATCCTAACGCATGAAATTCATCGCTAAAGCGCGGTTTTTAGTAGCAAAATAGATAAAACTGGACGAAACTATAACGGTTATGGCTAAAAAATTAACAGATGAATTAGAAATAACCATCAGGGATGAGTTCATTCATGGTTATATGAACGGGGATGGAGAACGAGTCTATCCCACTATTGACGGGCTTGTATCTAAGCATGGTGTGGGCAGGGCTACCCTATACCAAAGAGCAAAAGACGATGGATGGCAAACGCTAAAGAACCGCTATCAGACCGAGCTGCGAGAGCAGATTGATAATGAGCGCATGGAACGGGCGATTGAGAATGCAAAAACACTGGATGACACCTGTATGCAGCTCGCTCAAGCCATGCTAAACGGGGTCGGTAGGCGTTTACAGAAGGCCATTGAAGAGGAAAGAAACGACCCTGAGTACAAAGGTTTAGAGGCTCATATACTGAGCCACTTATCCGCGACAACGGCTACCGCTCAGAAGATCGGCAAGTTGGCGCTTGGGCAAGCACAAGAAATTTCAAAGGTGGCGGCAGATGTCAGCAATCCTGAATCCTTCAGAAGAATTATGGAACAACTGGACGAACTTGCGGAGGCAAGGTCACAGGAGTACGGCGACTCTATACACTGATTGGCTTTCTACGGCGAGAGCGAAACAGCTAACTCCTTTGGGAAATTGGCATATATGGCTAATCCTAGCTGGCAGAGGTTGGGGAAAGACCAGAACAGGGGCTACTGATGTTATGTTGTACGCCCTAAGAAACCCAGAAGTTCAAGTTGCAGTCGTAACGCCTACATTCGGAGACCTTAGACGAGTAGCTTTTGAAGGGGTATCGG